ACGATTATCGCCTGTATGAATATTGTTCCATTGAAAAACGTGAACTTTATAATTACCTAAATCATCAAAAGCTACTGAACTAACGCCACTAACAGTTTGTTCTTCAATAAGTTCTAATGAGCCACCCCAACTACCATCTTTTTCTAATTGCAGTATTTCACTAGGTGTATATAAACCTGTATTCTTTTTAACATCATTTGGTTGTGTACCTAGATAAGGCATAAATTACCTTTCTAAGTTTGTCGTAAGAATGAAACGTTATATTCTGCACTAGTTGCACTAGAACATAAGCCCTGTAATTTATCTCCAGTTTCTAATGTAATCTTAGTTGTTATCTCTATTGTTGTACCAAATGGAAGTGATACATTATTTAAAATGTGCCTCAACGTTCCACCGGACTTTGTAACACTTAAATCAACTGTTACATCTGCACTAGAGCCACTAACATTAGATACCAAGATACCAATAACAGTTTCAGTTGTAGATGACGGAACTGCATCAACAATATCTGCTGTTGTAGTACCAAGTACACCTTGAACTGAATGTAATGTATCTGCCATAATTTATCCCTCTCTTAGCTTAAAGCTAATACTAATCCTAAACTAACTCCTGCTTGAGCTAAGTTAGCTATATCTTGAGCTGTTGTTTTTTTCAAAGCGTTACTATCGTCTGCATCCCCAATCAAAACTAAATCGCTACCAGCGACAGTTGCTGAAGTTGCAGAATTAGGAGCGATAGAGAGAGTTGAACTAAATGCACCAGAACTTGCAGTAGCACCACCATTAAGTCCAGATGTACCAGCAGTTGTAATAGTTACACCTGTAATATCTCCATCTCCAATAAAACTTGCCCAAGCTGAGCCGTTATAAAATACTAATGTGTTGGTGTCTTTTAAAAATGCAAACATACCCTCGCTTGGACTTGATATAGCAGAATCTCTTGCAGAGGAATCAGCAAAGACCATAACTGTTTGTTCCATGATATATGTATTAAATTCAGAAGCATTAACCAAATCTCCTGTTGACCAAACTTTAAATCCTGCACCTGCCATTATATCTCCTTATGTATATGCAAACCTTGTACCTACGCCTAGTTGAGCTTGTCCAAGTACCCAGCCTGACGATGAAGCCGGACTTAAGGTAATATTCCAAGACCAAGTTTGCGTACTAGCATTAACATTATGCTGTATGGATTCTATCCATAATTCATCAGTATAGCTAGAAGTATCTGGATTTACTATTTTAACAGAGATTCTATCTCCAAACTCAAGTCCTAATGCCTTTTCCCAAATATTAACATTCTGTCTTGGGTTGACTTTTAATGAATCAATACGGACAATCGGTAAGGAAGTTTCAGCAATTTTTTGGTCAATTAAAGACAATACATCAGCATCACTAACATTTATAGTTGTTTGAACGGAAGCAATTGGTCTATACCTAGCAACAGAATTAGCATCAGATACAAATTGTGTATTACCACTTTTACGTGTCCATTGATAAACGTTTATAACCTCGTGTGTGTCAAAAGTATTTACAACATCAACATAAGGTAAGTTTGTTCCATCATTACTAAACGTTGCTTGTACATCAGTTGCTTTAGCATTAGATAGACGATAGTTCCTATTTCTAAAAACAGCTTTACCATCTTTACCAATAAAAAATTGTGCATTTTCTGAAACTTCACATTCCCTAATAGCAGATAAAATATCAGTTGTTCCAGATTGGGATTGCACCTGTAATGTACCTGCGTCAATAGTTCTTTCAGTAGATGGAAACTGTATAACATCAAGAAGCCTAGATACCCTTGCACTTGATAGTTCCTGTACATCTTCATAACCCAAAACAGCAGATACTCCTATTTCTGAGAAGCCACCTCTACCTAAACGCCACCCAGCAGAACTAATGTTCTGTTGATTAAAAATCTTAAAGGCATCACCACAATTAAATTGTACAACAGAATCAGCACCGATTGCTGGAAATGAAACTGGTATCATGTCAAGGTAACCAAAGAAAACTGGGTACGTAGTACCATCATAGGTTGCAGAAATTTTAACTGGCTTTAATGGTTGTATCTTGGTAATAGAGTTAGCAGTATCATAGTAAGGACTAGAAGTGTTATTAGGATTAAACCTATTATCTGCGTTAGATAAAAGTAGAGATGCAGTTCCACCTACGAACTGTCCAAGCTCATTAGCCCTACCACGCTTAGTATTAAATTGACGAACATAAGAGCTTATGTCTGTAAACGTTAAAGAAGTATCAAAAGGGTTATTATCAAATGCAACTTGTACTGTTAAATCAACATTGGAATCAAATGCAACAGACATTAGAACGCTACGTTAATACCACGTCTAGCACCCTCTTGAAGTGCCTTAGCGACTGCTTCTTCTATTTCGGCAGGAGTACCAAGCATAGAGCCAGTATTGACTGTTATAAGCGTTTGCCCACCACCTAAATTACGTTGTGCTAACCCACCACCAATATCGGTAGATGAAGCTACAAATGGTGCAGGTGGAAATATAGTACCACCACTAGGGCTATCAGTAGAGCTACCAGTAGTTGTAGATACACTAGCTGGAGATGGGGATAAACCTATACGACTAGACTTAACAAAGAGTTCGTCATATTTAGCCATCAACTTGTCTATCTCAATACCAGTGATAGATGACATTTTTTTAAGTGCATCCTCATAACCTTTAGTTCCTTGTCCAAAACCTGCTAATGCTTTAGCAAGTTCTTCTTGTGCGATAGCTTGTTGTAATGTATTTTTAAAGGATTGTTCAGTAACTTTATTTAATGATTTTTGTGCTTCAGCAACATCTTCAAGTGCTTTAATTTTAAGTTCTTCTGCTCTAACTAAATCTTTTTCAGCTTGTTCAACATTCCTGATAGCTACTTCTTCTTCACGAGATAATGCAGTAGATTCTTCAATAAGTTTAGATAGTTGCTGTTCGGCAACAGCTAACTCAAGTTTCTGTATTTTAGTAAGTTCCCCTGCTTCTTTGAGTTCTTCAATAGCAAGTTTCTGTCTTTCAATAGCAAGTTGTTCTTCTGCTGTTACTTTTGCCCCTAAGCCCTGAACATCTGCTAAAGATTGTTTTGCTTTATCTAAATTTTGAGTGGCTTTTTGGATTTCCTTTTCAGCTTCAAACTGTTTCTTTAGAGCTTTATTTCTATTAGATTCAGCTTTAGCTACCCTATCTTGTTGGGCTTCCAACTGGTCAAGAGCATCAACAACAGATTGCAAACCACCGAGCAATCCCTGTTCATACGCTTCAGCAGTCTTTAAAGCCTCTTTTGCGTTTTCATCTAAGGCAATACCATTAGAATCAAGTAAGTTAGTAAGCTCATCAACAGTAAGATTAGTTCCGTCAAGTACATCTTCAAGTTCTACACTTGCTTCAATAACTTCAGAAGTAGAGTCTGCAACAACCCCCAAGTAATATTGTTGTCTGCTATATGCATCATTAAGACGTGTGGCTCTTTCCTTAGCTTCCACATACTTGTCATTACTTCGACCTATTGCCCTAGTGAGAGCAACTAATCCAGATGTAACAAGTGCTATACCAACTCCTATTGGACCAAAAGCAACTGCTATGGCACTAACAATAATTGCTGTAAGTGCTTTGACACTATCAGATACACCATCTGTTCTGTTTTTAAAGTTTTGAAATCTTTCAACTGTTATTTGTGCTGACTTAGTCATTTCAACTAATGCAGGAACGAAGTCTTGACCAATAGTTATCTTTAAGTTTTCTATATTGTTTTGAAGTAATTGGACTTGTGCCTTAAACGTTTCAAGTTGTTTTTGTGCTACACGTTCAGTAGTACCACCAGCGTTACGAAGCTCATTATCATAATTCCTAATCGCATCTTCTGCACCAGCAAGAATTTTAACAGCGTCAGCTACACCACGATTAAGACCTAACTGGTCAAGTAATCCTGCTTTTTGGACATCACTAAGACCATCCATACCTGCTGTAAGATTTGCAACAACTTCAGACAAGTGGAGCAAGTTACCCTCAGCATCAGTAACGACAATACCACTAGCAACCCATTCTTCATTATTTTTCTTTACAGCCCTAGATACATCTCTTAAAATTTGGTTAAGTTTTTCTCCAGCTTCTGCACCCTTAACACCTCTATCAGCAAATGCAGAAAGAACGGCAACTCCTTCCTCAATATCTTTGTTAGTAACTTTAAGGGCTGAACCTGCTTTATTAGTTAGAGCTTCAGAGAACTGTTGTACGGTTGCGTTAGCCAGTGTGTTAGCTTTAACAAGAACATCAGTAACTCGTGTAAGGTTATCAAGGTTTTGAACTGCATCATTAACAGTAAGACCTAATGCAGATTGTGCGTCAGTTGCAAGGTCAGTAGCAGTAGCCATATCAAACATACCAGCTTGAGCAAACTTAGCTACCTGTGGAAGTGCAGACATAGACTGTTCAGCATTTAAACCAGCAGACGCTAAAAAGAAATATGCTTCAGCAGAATCAGTTGCAGATATTGCAGTTACAGTTGCGACTTCTCTGGCAACCCTAGCCATCTGTTCTTGTTGAGCAGTAGTTGTTTGCATAATAGCTAAAGATTGTGTCATCTTGCTATCAAATTCAGCAAAAGCCTGTACGGATTCAAATACGCCTTTAGCAACACCAAGCATCGCACCGACAACAGCAACAGAGCCGACCTTAGCAAATGTTGCTAATTTACCACCAGCTAATTGAGATGACTTACCCAATGAAGCCATTTGTGCTTGAGCAAGTTTTGCACCCTGCGTAGCAATCCTAATTATTAAGTCTGCACCTGTTCCCAAGTTTTATCTCCTCTTTTTCGCCTCAGCTTCGGCAATCGCCTGTGCTTTGTTACGTTCCTGTTGTTCCCACAAATAGAAAGTAACCCATTGTGTAAACTCGTATGAGGACATTGTAGCGTTAAGTTCGCCTACTGTCATAGATAAATCACGAGCTAGACGAAAAGTAAAAGAGAGTTCTGGGTTAGTCTTGAAATTCTTCAGCTATATCTTGCTGAGAATCACCCCCAACGCCATTCATGTCAGCTATTGATAAAAATAGATTGTCAATAACCGTAGCGTCTTTTTCATAAAGCAGTTCGATTGCTTTATCATCAAGTTGTGGCTCAATAACACTTGCTTTTAATAATGCTTTTTGATAATCAAATGCGTCTTTATCATCAGCAGTAGATATACGAGCCAGTTCAACCTGCATTTTTTTCGTTAAACCTTTTATCTTAACTTTTGCATTCCATTCCTCTATAACAATTTCTTGTATAGGAACGTTAGGTAGTTTATCAATTTTGTTTAAATCTAAAAATTCCATCGTGTCCTTTATTTAATTATTTAGTGAGTAGCTCTAGTTACGTTACCACTTACTTGCATATCAGCTGAGAAGCCAACGACATCTCCGACTGGGCTAGATTGTGAATAAGACGTAACAATGCACTCGCCTGTGTACTTAACTTTTCCACTTGAAGTTCCCTCTGGAGAATATTCAAAGCTAAGTGATGCAGTTTGACCTACAACGGCTCCAAGTATTCCGTCTATTGTCGCATCCCAAAGACCACTAACAGATAGCGTTGCGTCTTTCAATCCAACGATGTATGACTTACTAGAACTTCCAAGTGTTGTTGTTTCAGCAACATCTGCTGTTTCTGGAAAGTCGACAGAGTTAACGTAAGTAGATATGTCAGTCAATGAACCTGAAGCGTTATCAAGTTTAAATACTGAACTTTTACCATGTACAAATGCCATATATATCTCCTCTAATTATTTCTTCCAAACCCTACTATAACAGCAAAGGATGGATTAGTACCACCAACAGTATATTGTACTTTTAAGTACCTGTTGACAGTTGTATTAGCATCGACAGTCTTTACTTCAGCAGTAGTTCCAGTAGCTTGTGTAAAAGTTACTAAGTCTGCGTAAGTTGAGTTGTCGGCACTATGTGTTATTTTAACAGTTAGTGTCGGAGTGCTTCCACTTGCAGTTTGCACTATAAGGAACGCTCCACCACCATTAGCAGTCGAAGTTGCGTTATCTCTAGCAGTACCACTAGCAGTAGCAGTAACAGTTGCATTTTCCAATACAGTTCCGTTGTACACACCACTATCAGCTTGTATGTCTAAAGACGTTGCAACAATATCGCCTACTGCACTAGATACTCCATAATTATTTATGTTTCCCTTAGCAAAAGAACAACCATCAGTTGCATCTACACCATCAACACCTAATACAAAAATCATATCGCTACCACCAAGTAGTGGTTGTAAAACAGCATCAGCTGTTGCATCAAAAAACCCACCAACAGAAAAAGTTCCATCTTTGTCGCCAGTTATGTAAGTCTTACTAGCTAAGCCAAAAGTTGTAGATTCAGCAACGTCTGCTGTTCTTGAGACATCAACTGAATTAAAATATGTGCTGAAATCTGTTTGATTTATATAAACTTTACTGTCTTTACCATGTTTAAATGCCATTATTTACCTCCACGTCTACGTCTGTTGGATGAGCCACTTCTTCTACTTCTACGTGAGCTTCCACCTGAACTTCTTCCATAACCTTTCATTATTCTTCCTCTTGCTTTGCTAATTCTTGTAATTTATTTTCTTTGTAACGCCTATCAACTTTAACGATTATCTCTTGTTCTAACAACCAGCTCAAAGACTGTTTAGGAATTGCTTTAGCTTCAACAATATCTCCAGCTTTCAAAACTTTACCCTTAATATGTAAATCTTGTTTTAATTCATACATTACGCTATAACCTCTACGATAAATTCTACTCCAAGATAATCAATGTTGTTTATATTATAAACTCCATAATTACTTGCTGATGTAACTCTAACAGATTGTGCCTGACCATTCAACGTTGTATCAGATTCTATTTGTGCTTTTACAGATGAAGCTCCACTTGAAGCTAAGTAACCATCTAAGGTATCTTGTGAATCTTGTGCATCAACTCTACTTACATAAAGATAAACTGGAATCTCATACTTATCAGCACCACGTTGGATAGTCGCATCATAATCAATAGCATCCATTACCCCAACAACTGCTGTTGGTGGCTCTACAAAGTCTGGTACATAGGCATATACAGATAAAGAACTTATGTTACCTAAGTTATTACCTATTTCTGTTCTTATGCTTGTTAAACTTGCCATTATTTCTTCGGTGCCATTCTACCAGCTTTCCACGTTGCAGTAATTTTTAATCCAGTACCTTTAAGTAAAACTTTTTTTTCTGCTTCAGACTTCTTAATACCAATCTTAAAGAATGGAATAAGAGGAGTACCACGTTGACCAATGGCGTGTTGAACTGCATAAGGACTAATACCCTTGTCATCTGCCCACCCTTTGATAGCAGAGATAGGTGGATAATGTGGCTTACTTCTTGACCATGGCTTACTCATCTTAACTTTCATGTCGTAAAAACCATGTACGTACAAAGCATAAGGACTACGAGAAAAAACATCTATACCGATAGGGAGACGACCAACACCATCAACCCTTTTGAATGTAAGACTACCCCTAAGATTACCCTTATACCTAGGTGCTTCTTTTTTTGATTTAGTAACAACAACTTGACCATACTGTGAGAAAAAGTTACGGAGTGCAATTCCACCCAAAGCACTTAGTTGTAAACGTTTATTTATATTGTTAGCACCACTAACAGAAAAACTCATAGCTTGTGCTTTATGTAACCCTTAATAAGTTGCATAGCATCAGGGTCAAATTTATTAAATAATTCTTTCTGACCTGTTTGTTCATTACCAAAAACATTGAACGGAGTATCTTTACGTTTCCACAACCTAGTTGCTTGTATAAGAGTTGCTTGTTGTA